GCCATATCGCAAGGGAAGCAAAACCTCGGTTATAATTCTATCTTTACGGTTTTTCAATGAATTGTCCGTCTGTACCCCGTGAAGTGACCGTAGCTTCAACTGTGTTCATTTTCTGAGTCGCCACGGACTGGATCAATTGAGCGATGGCTTGTTGGATCACATTAGGCGGTTCAAAGGCTGAAATTCCCTCGCCGAAGTTCTCCATCAGCGTTTGGGGGAGATTCTGCAATGAGTTTTGAAGAGCAAGAGCCAATGAATGATCTAATTTCGCAATCGAGTCCTGAATCCAGTACCAAAGAGCTCCCAGAGCGAGCAAATTAAGCGTTCCAAGGGCGATTAACAGGGTTATCTCATCTACCATGTCCATCAACCGGGGGCCGACCGTCTATCAACCTGCCTTCACGACCCGAATTCACTCAAAATACTAGAGAATCTTGAAAGCCGGTGGCTGGGGTGGGCTGGTTATCGCCGGCGGGAGGTGGTGAGGATGATGGGGCAAAGCCCCAGAAGCCTTGACTTCACCAACCGCGCATATAATATAGGGTACCCGTCCCTCAAGAGTTGGAGGGTCGGGGAACGAGTGCATCCACACTGAACGCCGATCCTCCACAGGTGATAAAGATGAATAAAAAAGAATTTGTTGAAGCGCATTGTGAGAAGGGAACGACTGAAAATGAACATGAGTTATACTGGTGGTATTTCAAACTCGGACGAGCCTCGCGCGGGCAGGTTGGCAGGTGATTGAATGAAGTGCGAGCGATGTAATACCAACAAGCCCTATGGCTATGGTGATGCTGCTTGCCAGCATTGTGTTGAGGAATGGGAATCTAACTGGCGGGCTCTGAAGGAGATGATTGAATGAAGTTCTGCCCGTTGTGTAAAGAATCAGATAATTATGGCACCTTCTGGATGCTTTACTGTGGTAACTGTGATTCTGACCTTGAGAGAGTGATTGAATGAAGGAGATAGACGACACACCAGCCCAGACAAGAACGTTCGAGGTAACTATCCCCTGCCCCCACTGTCGAAGGCTCCTAGACGTGTTCCTGAAGGAGGCGAGTTGAATGAATCAGAGAGAAATGGAAAAGCAGATTTGGAACTCTTTACTCACTATGGCTAGAAACCTTTACGATTTCGACAGAGCAGAGTTTGAACGGCTCAGACATGGACATGAAGATGAAATGACTTGGGACCGGCGCGATGCTCGACCCCTCTCGACTGAAAAGCATCAAGAGAGATTCGACAGGGCTCGGAACCACGTGGTTGAGATTATTCAAAGGAAGGCGAGTTGAATGCACCTGATCTCAGCGACCCTTACCGACGCGGCCTTTGAGATACGCTCACGCTGGCCCTCTAGGCAGAAGAGCGCTAACACCAGTGCGGCCATCATCTTCTATGAGGAGAACGGCCCCGGCAACCTTCAGGGGCTATGGCAGCAAGTCTCTACGAGAGAGAGATACATTCGGGAATTGGAAAGAGATCTCAAGGCATACCGAGCGGAGGCGAGCGAGTGAGTGAAATCGAGATTGAAGAAATAACCATCGGAACGAAAGTGAGTTTTGGTAGACCCGAATCAATGGTGGAACCGGCAATCGGAGTCGTTGAAAAAATAAATCGCATGACATATCAAATTAGACTCTCCCAAGAATGGGTCCAAATGCGAAGAACATATCCCAAAGGGGGAAGATTCAGAGTATCGAAGCCCATGGTTGTTCGCTACCTTTGCGAAGATTAGGGACCGACGGCCCCAAATCGTAGCCGTTACCCCCCACTCTTTTGCATCATGTTCATGGTTCTTGAGGGGTTAAACCGAACATAGAGAGGATTTGAGCCGTGATTGGGCTTGAAAGCCCGAAGATACCGACAGTCGCACCGGCTGCGATGGCCTGTTCTCGCTGGGTGGTGAATGCGTCGATGGCATCGGCCACGCTTGCGTCACTGGTCAACATGGCAGTTAGGAAGGTGAAGGTCACACCAGTGACACCGACAGCGGCGAGAATGGTCAAGAATACGATCATCCCTGTCACATCGTTCATCAAAGTCACTATCGGAGTCATTATCCGATTCATCTGATACGCGCCGATTGCCGAGTTGAACATATCTCGCTCGTAATCTTGGAGCGAGAATCTCAACTCAAAAACCTGATCGCTCGGTTTTTTCGCCATCAAAGCACCCCGGTTATGGAGTCCCAGAGAGTCTGCCCGAGTCCAGCACCGAGAACCCAGCCGAGAAGAAAACTAGCCCCATAATTCGTGAGCATCTCCTTTGCCTTGTCACTGAGTTCACTCATCAGGCACCTCCGGCCAGTTATCTGCCGCGTCGTTGGCGGAGTCATGATCCTGCGGGAGATCGCGCAAGGCGGAGCGAAAGTCACGCCATGCAGTTGTCAGTGTCACATCTTTCAGAGCCCGCCAGTCGGAGGACATCAGAGCCGCATCGCGGTGCGCTCGGACCTCGACCCAGTCAACGTCTCTAGTGTGGTCGACGGTATCCCCGTTCTCGAACTGCTCTACGAGTGTTCTCTTCATGTGATGACCTCAAGCATATTGGTACATGAAAACGGGGAACGCGTAACTGTTTTTGGGAGTTGTAAGATCGAGGTCGACCGTTGACGGCATATCATAATCCGTTCCTGTATTATTGAACAGCGTGTTGTAAGCGGTGCCGGGGTAATGAGTCAATCCCAATGCGAGAAATTGGGTAGTCGAAGCCATGCTTACAGAGGGATTGGCCGCACCTCCGGAAACAAACCCAATCCAGTAAGTTGTTCCAGCTACAATCGGTGGCGCTGTTGACCAACTCGATGAGGTGTATAGATCGGCCCCGCCGTTCACATCAATGTCGATGTCTCCGATCCTGTCCGTCGGTAGACCGCCACTCGATGAATAGACGCCAATTTTGACATCGTCTTTCGCTGTATTCGTTTGACCGGTTCGGACTGTGATGTCCCCTATGGTCCCGTCCTTGGGAGCGACGAAACGAATGAATAGCGCAACGTCTTCCAAATCGCTGACCGAAACAGTGGTTGACTGCAACCGGTAGATGTCGACAGGTGAAAACTTCGCGTAAGTCGCCGGTAACAGGCTGGCGTCGACAGGATCGAAGGCGTACTGTATGCCCCCACCACTTGACAACCAGCCGTCGAAGGATCCCTTAGTCACCATGCGCGCGAAAGCGACAAGACAGATTCTTCTCAGTTCATCCTCATTCTGTTCTTCTATGGCTATGGGATCGGCTACGTCTGCTAGCGTATCAGCAGAGACATTTTCCAAATCTTGGTTCTGAAGGAGGGTATAGACCCTAGGAGAACGCTTGATTGCATCAGGTAGAGGCATTACAACCACCCATCGAAGGAGCCCTTAGTCACCATGCGCGCGAAAGCGACAAGACAAACCCTACGCAACTCATCCTCATTCAGCATTTCAATACTGATGGGATCGGCTACATCTGACAGATTATCCGCTGTGAGGTTCTCAAGCGTCGTGTTCTTGAGTAGTTTGTACACTCTTGGCGACTGCGCCGGGGCATCTGGAAGCGGCATCCTATCACCTGCTGTCGTGCGGATAGCCTAATTTTCTCATGACCTTTTGCTTAATCTTTACAATCCTTTCATAATCGCTCGTAGATATCGCGTCATGCATGAGTAGTTTGAATGCCTTTTGCTTCATAGCAATAGCGGCCCGCTTTTGTTGCGCTTTCGTGAACTTCGCCATAGCCCTGCCTCCTAGGCCGAAGTAAGATATTGCGCGACGAAGTTCAAGTTAACCGGGGCGTTCACATCCGAAGCCACTGCTTGCTGAGTGGCGGGGTCGGTATTGGTCACGGAGCCGACTACGTTGCCCAGTGCGTCAACAATCACCGCGCCGGGCGTCTCTATCAAGCCGGAGTCAACGCTAGTGAACCATGCGGAAACCAATGTCTGCGATTGGACGGTGTCACCAATTGAATTCCCGGTCTGCAAATCGGTTAGAGCGTTGGTGGCCCCTCCGGTAGGGGTGACAGTCGCGATCCTTTGAGTCCCGCGGTTAGTCACGTAACAGAGGGCGGCCCCGCGATCCGCGGCGCTCTGGTTCATTACACGAAGCAAATCGCCTGCCATTAGAGTGATTGGCGCCCATAGGCGGGGGGTTGCAGTCGAGGCACCGTTCACGCAACAGGGAATGACGCTTGCAACTAATCCCTGCCTGAGAATGTAGGCGTATTGGAAGCCGTTCAAAAACTGAATCATCCCATGAGTCACGGTCTTCCCTATCGCATAGTCGCCGACTTGAATCGCCGTCGAGGTGTAAACGGTATCAGTGGTCAAACTGGTTTCAGTTCCCTCTGCGATCTCAGCCTTGAGAGGGATATTGGTCCCATCCGAGCAAACGAGAATGCCGGTTACGGTATTAGTGGCCATTTCAACCAATCCTCACATTGAGGCCGAGGGGCTTGATGAGTTTGTTCGCTTGCGTGAAGGGCTTCCTCATGATTTTCTTGAAAACGCCAGCACCCACGTTGAAAGTCACCGCGGCGAGTGCCATCGGGACAGCATTGGAACGGGCGTTCTGAGTTATCTGGTCGAAACTCAGAGAGGGCGCGTTCATTATGTCGGCTAGACTGATTTGAGAAGCACCAGTGATTGCGAGCATCTGCGATCCGCGCCCTAGACCGACATCGGCAGTTCTGCTCATGCCTATGTCGTACGCTCCGGTGACAGCCTCGACCGGTCCTGAACCGAGAGTGCCTTGGGTTATGATCGCCAAGTTGCCATACGCAACCGCGAAGTCATACAAGTTGAAGTATTTCTTTGAGCGTCGGCGTTTTGCCTTGCCCTTTCTGCGTGCCATGTCTAAGCGTGTTAGAAAAGTCGCTAATAAACTATCACTCTAACCCCTTGAATGTCCCATCTGCGCCCCGCGGGGTGATCGTGGCTTCTACTGTGTTCATCTTCTGTTCCGCCATGGACATTAGCAGTTGACCAATCGCTGCTTGGATCGGATTGGGGGCTTCAAACGCAACCGCGCCTTCACCTGTCAGTTTATCCATGGTGCTTTGCAGCGCCAGTGCAAGAGAATTGTCTAGTTGTTCCATCGAATCCTCTAATTCTCTCTTGATCCAGAGCGCAAGGCTCAGAGAACCGAGCAAATTGAGCGTTCCGAGGGCGATTAACAGGGTTATCTCGTCTACCATGTCCATCAACCGGGAGCCGACCGTCTATCAACCTGCCTTCACGACCCGGATTCACTCAAAATACTAGAGAATCTTGATATCCGGTGGCTGGGGTGGGCTGGTTATCGCCGGCGGGAGGGGGTGTTGCTGATGGGGCGGAGCCCCAGAAGCCATGACTTAGATCACCGAAACCTATAATATATGATACGGGGTCGCATCAAATGGAGGGTCGGAGAACGAGTGCATCCACACTGAACGCCGATCCTCCACAGGTGATAAAGATGAATGAAAAAGAAACATGTGACTGCTGGATTAGTGAACGCCGTAGAGTAGATGGCTTGATGCTGTGCTACTTCTGCAACCTGCCGGGGGAGTGATTGAATGAAGGCCGTAGACGACACACCAGCCCAGACAAGGACGTTTGAGGTAACTATCCCCTGCCCACATTGCCGCAGGCTCCTAGACGTGTTCCTGAAGGAGGCGAGTTGATGGACCGAAAGCATCCTTCTGTATGGAGAGAGTGCCCCAAATGCAAGGGCGATATGGCCTCATCATTTTGTTTGGCTGGTTTTGGTAATAATAGCGTTGTCACATGGCGATGCAATGATAGAGAACCCATTTATGAGGAATGGACAACCAAATCATCTAATCAATCTAACAAAGTGAAAGGAGTCTCTGAAGTCAGGCAACGATTAGTAAAGTGGCGAGCCATAGGTTGTGGTTTTGTTCTGAAGGAGGCGAGTTGATGGCTCATTGGGACCGACGCTTCTTGAACGAATTGAAGAATCTACTCGATGATTGCGGCATGCCCGACAGGACTCCGGGGAGTTATGTGCTGGAGGAACTCTACCAGATGATAGAGGATCACCTTCAAGACACGCGGGACCTTCAACAGGAAGCGTTTGAAAGGATGAGCGGTGAGTGAATGCACCTGATCTCAGCGACCCTCTCCGATGCGGCATTTGAGATACGCTCACGCTGGCCTTCAAGACAGAAGAGCGCCAACATCAGCAAGGCGGTTGTCTTCTACGAGGAACACGGCCCCAGTAACCTAGAAGGGCTATGGCAGCAGAACCATGAGATGATGCAGAACATTAGAGGACTTCAGAGAGAGATTCAGAGGCTAGTTTCGGAGGCGAGTGAGTGAGTGAAATCTGCCCGACCTGCAACAAGAACAGTTTGATGTTCGCTAACACTGGGGGCTTCTTCGGCATTGAGCCTTATTGTGTGAATCCTGAATGCCCCAACTCTCCTTATCGCTTAGACGGGACCGATGGCCCCAAATCGTAGCCGTTACCCCCCTACTTGAAGGGTCATCTTCATGGTTCTTGAGGGGTTAAACCGAACAAACTCATGATTTGAGCCGTGATTGGGCTTGAAACCCCGAAGATGCCCACGGTCGCACCGGCTGCAATGGCCTGATCTCTCTGGGTAACGAACTGGTCTATTGCATCAGCCACGCTTGCGTCACTGGTCAACATCGCAGTTAGGAAGGTGAAGGTCACACCTGTGACACCCACTGCGGCGAGAATGGTCAGGAATACGATCATCCCTGTCACGTCGTTCATCAAAGTCACAATCGGAGTCATTATCCGATTCATCTGATAGGCACCGATTGCCGAACTGAACATTTCACGCTCATAATCTTGGAGTGAAAATCTCAACTCAAAAACTTGGTCGCTCGGTTTTTTCGCCATCAAAGCACCCCGGTTATGGAGTCCCAGAGGGCCTGTCCTAAGCCCATTCCCAAAATCCAGCCGAGAAGAAAAGCCATGCCATTTTCCATGACCATCTCTTTGGCCTTCTCGCTGAGTTCACTCATCGGGAGCCTCCGGAAAATTATCGGCGGCGTCGTTGCTTTCACTATGATTCTGAGGGAGATCGCGCAGCGCGCTGCGATAATCACGCCATGCGGTTGTCAGTGTCACATCTTTCAACGCGCGCCAGTCTGAGTCGGTTAGGGCTTGATCTCGCTGTTTCCGAACCTGCACCCATGAGAAGTCCTGCTCGTAGGTGGAAATGATCGATCCGTCCGGGGCGCACTTCGTAACTGTCCTCAATTCGTACCCCTCCACTGCAACCTCGGAATGTAATATGTGAGTTGGCTTGAGGACCAAGTAGTGCTTGTGGTGTAGGACGCCGGGAGCGTGTAGTCGGTTTCACCATCGGCAGTCAAGCCTCCCCAATTTTCGTCTCCCCAGAACTGGGCGATTTCAGTCGCCCGATTTATCTTCGGGAACTGGGTATAGGCATCATCCGCAACGACTGCGATTGAATACCAACGCTTGGCCTCAAGCGTGACAGTCGATGCGGGAGAAACCTCAACCGTCCCAGAGGTATCGGTGGCGTAACTTACTTCAGAATTGGCTACCTTCGCCATCGGTCGCCCTACTACCCAGCCCGCGTCATCAGCGGTTGATAGGGTGTAGATCGCCAGCGATCCCGTACTGCCAGCGTCACCAGCGGTACCAGTGAAGGTGATTGAGTATTCATCCACCTCGGTGTAATCAGACGAATAGAAGGGAAAGTGTGACGGTGTGTAGTAATTTGAATCCAGTGTATAACTAGAGGTATAGCCCGGCGCAATAGGACAAGTAGGGCTGAAAGAAGAAAGCCCCGTCCCCGTACCGTACTCAGGCGAAGCGAACGGAGCGAAGACCGGCGCGTCTGATCCCCCACCGGCCTCTAACAGGCCCGTCCACTCGCCGCTTGTGACAAGTCTACACAGATTCACGAGGACTAATCTACGCATTTCATCTTCATTTGCCTCTTCAATCGCTATCGGATTGCCTACAGCCTGCACATTATCGAATGTTACATTATCTAAATCGGTATTCTGAAGCAGGGTATAGACCCTTGGCGACTTCTTAGAGGCGTCTGGAAGCGGCATTCAATCACCCTAGAAGTCCGTTCCACTCCTGTTTAACTGTCAGGCGCGCGAGTTGAACCAAAAGTAATCTGCGAAGTTCATCTTCATTGAGCATTTCAATACTGATCGGGTTCCCAACGAGAATGAAATCATCGTCTGTGAGGTTCTCAAGCGTGGTGTTCTTCAGCAGTTTGTATACTCTTGGCGACTGCGCCGGCGCATCTGGCAGCGGCATCCTATCACCGAATACGCTTAACGCAGCGATCAACGATCTTTGAAACAGCCACCATATCAGACGTTGTGACGATTTGCTGCACACCTCCTTGACCCGTGACCCAATACATGAAGACTTTCTTGAACTTCTCTTCTGCTTCACGCAGTCGGCGTTTTGCCTGAGCCTTGGTTAACTTCGCCATAGCCCTGCACCTCAGGCGGAAGTCAAGTATTGAGCGACGAAGTTCAAGTTCACCGGAGCGTTGACATCCGAAGCCACTGCTTGTTGAGTTGCGGGGTCGGTATTGGTCACGGAGCCGACGACGTTACCCAGAGCGTCAACGATGACAGCGCCGGGAGTCTCTATCAAGCCGGAGTCAACGCTAGTGAACCAAGCGGAAACCAAGGATTGACCTTGGACGGTGTCACCGATGCTATTTCCCGTTTGCAAATCGGTGAGGGCATTGGTGGCCCCTCCGGTAGGGGTGACAG